CCACCAGAACGTTATCGATGTCCAGAGCCTGAGCTATCATCTGCTCGTTCAGCTTGGTGGGGACCTTGTCAGCACCCTGTGGGTTCCTGTAGAGACTGATCAGCTGGTTGTTGATCCTCATCTCCTCGTAGGCCTGTTCACCTATGACCATCGTGTTGGGCAGCAGACCACAGGCCTTCTTGATAGCCAGCTTGGAATCCTTGAAGACACCCAGAGGGTCGCTGTCCGCGTCGTTGAACTGGCGAATGGTCTCGCCTGTGGTAATATCGCCGGGAGACCAGGTCTCACCGCTGGCAGTTCCAGTGACATCGATTCCCCAAACAGACTCCTTGAAGTAGCTGTTGGCGATGACCAGCTCCTTATTCAACTGGAGCACGTCAGTAACCATGTTGGTTGTCGCCTGCTCGATGGGGTAGCCCTGGTCGGCCACGTAGGGGATATCGGCCATGAGGGGCATCTCGAAGGCATACCTGCGGCACACATACGAGCCGGGGGTATCTACCTTGAGTTCTCCCTGGGGCGGGATGCTGCCGGGTCTCCACTCACCTGCCTTGTTGGTAAAGTGATTCTCCATAGCCCACTTGGGATAGAGACCGGCTATCTGGTTCACCGATATCATGGGGAACCATTGATCAGCCACGAAGTTTGTGGGTTCCTGCCTGTAGGCGAGAGACCACTCCGATTCCAGCCGGGCTACGTGGATCTGTGAATAGTCCAGGCCCTTGTTAACTACCTGCTGGGCCAGGGATGCTATAGTTTCTTTGTAATCCATGAATATCACCTCAAGTAATGGCGTAGTAGAACGGGCCGATCAGGCGTACAGTCGCGGGAAGGCCAGCGGCTGCGGCGACTTCGCACTGCCCAACGATAACGTCTCCGGCAGTGGGCGTTGCGACGTCACCGACCCCATCAGTTCCGACTTTTACCATGTCGCCTACTGCCAGACCCGCGCTCCCTGCCTTGACCAGTGCTTTGCCTCTCCACTGGACCAGCGCGGTGATTGAGAAGTTGGTGGAAGTCGCGGTTTCCGTAGGCCTGTTGCACAGGACGCCTACCGGATGGCCGCTTGAGAATGCCTGTACTGTCCGGGCTCTTGTGGTGTCCAGCTGGACGAAACAGTACTCCAGAGCAGACATGTCACCGTCCGGATTGTAGGAGCTAATGTCTCCCGGTAAAGCCTCTCTGAATGGGGCTGTAATATCAGTCACTTCAGATCACCCCCATCTGAGCGCGCACAGTACCTGCCCTCTCCTCGGCCAACACGGACTTAGCCAGAGCGCCATTCTCGCGAGTGGCTGCGGCTACCGCCAGAGCATGGCGAACCTTGGGATCTGTGGGGCCGCTGCCGGACTTCTGGATTAGGCTCTCGTGCTTGGTTACCAGGGCTTCGAACTCGGCCATAGAGGTCCCCGGTGCGGGCCTGTCGCTACCCATCGGATGATAGAGCAGCTTGCCTGCCTCGGCCTTCATGGCGCTGGCGGACTTCAGAGTCTTGAGGATGGTCTTGCGGGCCTCGGTCGGCAGAGCCTCCAGGCTCTTCAGGATCTCAGCACCCTCTTCAGGAGTCCCCAGGCCGGAGAAATCGGACTTGGCTATCTGCTCATACTCCTTCTTGCGGAGGATAGAGCGCAGCTCCTCGTTCTCCTTGCGGATCGGTTCGACTGCTTTCTGGACGATATCCAGCAGCTCAGCCTTGCTGACCAGAGCCCTAGCTCCGGCCTTGTCAGCCCTAGCGGGCTTGGTCGTGATCATATCTACACCTTTCTTGAATTTTTTGTCGAATTTGATAATAGCAACACGCGCCCCATTTGCGCCTTTGTGTACCCAGTCAACGCGGTCAATTTCCTCATCGGCCAGCTCAAAACGTTCGGCTTTGTGGACTTTACCAGATTTTGATACTCGGACGGTGCCGACAACGCCCTTGCCGATCGGTGTCCTGGTTCCGTGCCCCTGTCGACTGAGGCCGGTAATCTCCCCCGATTTGATCTTCTTCCAGATATGATCGTCCTCGATCTTGTGACCCTGGTACCACGTGCCCTTTCTAAGGGTCTGATTACCAAGCCGGATCCCATCTTGCTGGGTGATGACATTCTCGATCACATAGGCATCAATCGGTGCCTCGTGATTGAATCCAACTCCGGGGCAGCACTGTTTTTGGAGTTTTTCCATGAAACGATGGGCAGATTTCTCAATTTCTTCTGCAGAAGATCGATCTCCTTGAAGATCGAAAATGCCGGGCTCGGCGACAACACAATACGCTTTGTGCTGTTCATTGTCAATCTTGACAATGGGCATGAACTTAGCCACGGGGCCCCCCTTGTCTTCCTCTTCATCTTCCTCTTCATCTTCCTCTTCGTCCTCCTCTTCCTCGTCGCTCTTCAGGAACTCGGGGAGGTCTTCATCCTCGTCTTCGTCCTCTTCAGGCTCTTCGTCCTCGGCCTTCTCTGCCTCATGCTCTGCCAGGACTTCCCGGATGTCGTCTATGAGGTCGCTAGCAGCATCGCCTGGGATATCTTCCTCTGCGGGAATCTCTTCCAGAAGCTCATCATCGCTATCTGCATCGGCCTGGATGGGCACGTCTTCTTCGTCGGGGTCTGGCAGGTCTTCGGCATCTGATTCTTCTGCTTCATCCTCGTCTTCGCCCTCGCCGTGCTCCTGCATCCACTGCTCCAGAGCGGCCTGGTGCTTCTGCTCGTCTGATTGGATGGCCTGCAGGATCTCTTTGAGCTGCGGGTCCTGAACAGCTTCGAGGGCCTGGCGATACGCCTCCATGCCCCCTGATTCGTCCTCTAGTCTTTCGCGGACGAAATCGAGATCAGAGCTTCCTTTTTCCATCTCTGTATCTTCATCGTCTTCTCGAAATATTTCTTCTTCATCTGACATAATCTTGCCTCCTAGTCGGGGGACATGGACGTCTGAGTAGTCCAATGATTTCGATAATAGTGATACTGTGCTCATACGAGCCACCAGACCTTTGTGGGGTCGATTTTGGATGGGATCATAGGGATGCACCGGAAGTTATTTATAGTTATACGTCCTTAGTACGTATTGGAGTTGTATTATGATGACACACAATTGCTCAGAATGTGGGCAAGAGATTGATCCGTCCGGTGAAAACCTGACCGGAGATCAGCATTGGATTTGCCAAACATGTGTACAGAAGGTTACTGTTGCCCCTGGTGCGGTTGTTGTGCCGCTCCGGGAACCAGTTTACCATAAGATGACCATTTCCGTCGAAGAGCATGTTTGGTACTGGCTCAAAAGCCACCCAAGAGAACATGCTTCCTGGATGGTTCGGGACGCTGTCGAGTCTAAGATTGCCTAGAAATGCCTGCGTCTGGCGTCGGGCTCTCCCTGTGTAAAACGGTTTAGGGCGTACTGCATCGCACCGAGTTCATTGCTTATTTTTTGCATTTTTTGGGTTTCTGTTCCAGAGCGATTTCTGTTATGTGATAAGTCCATGAACTCTTTGGTTTTGGCTGCGTGCGCTCGCTCCGCGTCTGATATAGAAATTTTGCCGTTTTTCAGATTCGATAACATCTTATCAGCTGATCGCTGATATTTTTCGCTTTCATACCAGGTTTCTGGCTCGGGTTCTGGTTTTGATGTCTGATTACCTTCTTCAATGACTTTGATATTGTTTGGGTCAAAAACTACAATTTGGTTGCCGCCGACTTCTGGGCGGAATTCGCGGTCATTGATGATTATAGCATCGTATCCGGTGCTTGATGCTATCCGGGTAAGTGCCTCACCGGATGGATTGTCTACATATCCATGCCCCGCCATGAAATCCGAATACTGCCGGCGTTGGTCCTCATAGCGTTGTAGGAATGTATCATTAGATTCACCTTTGCGCCGGTCGGAAGTGCGAAGTGGTCGCCCAAATTTTTTGGCCGCTTCCAACTCAAGCTTGGTGTTTGTGGCATTGATGCGCTTCAGCTCTGAATTGTACTCATGTGATTGCCCGATTTGTTCCGCTATTTTTTCCGCACCCTCTTCCGGAGATTCGACGTTGCTCGCGTCAAATTTGATTGGGTTTTTGATGCGCGCCTTAAGCGTCATCGTTTCGGCTTTATCGGTCATCCCCATTGTTCGCCGATAATAATCGGTTGAAGCTTTGTCTGTTGCCACATATACACCGTTGCCCCACATAGCACCGAATGATGATCCGTTGGGGGCTGCGAAACCCTCTGATCGTATCTTATCAGCGTTCTCACTAGTCGTTGCGTGGTAAACGTCTTTGCTATATTTGCTATCAGACGCGAATTTTTCCGCGTCGTTTCTGCTTAACACGGGCTTCTCCTCCGCCTTCGGCTTCTCGGGCTGCTGGGGCTTTGCCGGAATCTCCAGTGTGGCCAATTCATCACCTGGAACCGGGATGCCCATTTTTCGGCGATCGTTATCCCATTGGTTTTGACTGTCGCGGTAATCGCGCTC